CGGACAACTACTGTCAAGTGACCTAAATGGGTAGGAGCAAGTCTCTCAGAGTAAAAACCCTGCCGCGCGACGCGTGGTTAGGGAAAACTGTTGAGACTTACACTTCACGACTGACAAAAGTCATGAGACTCAACCCATGCGTCTTGCGACGGGTCATCTACTCAGAGAGTAGACCCTCTCCAGGAGGGATTTATCAAGCAGATCTACTGGGCCCAAAGGTAAAAGCAGGGCACCCAGCAAGCTGCGAAAAAGTATGGTCATCGCCAGCGCCTGCGAGAATGAAATAAGTGTTCTCATCGCCGGCAAGGTTAGCGATAGAAAGATCGCTCAGCTGAGGAAAAGATCCAGAATCAATTACAAGATTTTCAGCTGGGCTGTAAAAAGGCAACACTACTTGAGCAATAGGATTAAGATTAGTGTTAATATAATGAAGAGCTCGGTTAGTGTCAAAGCGATTTGCATTAGGATTAAGTTCCAACGTATCATCACTGGCGGTTGTGATTAGCAGATCACCTTTTGTCTGAGGGACAATTTTGTAAGCAATACTACCATGAGTAAAACGATACATATAAGAAATCACATTGAGTAGGCTCTGACGCAAAGAATTGTCAGTGCCCAAATTAATTCCCGGCAATGTAACATTCTTTCCTTTCAGAATGTCCACAGGACTAAAACGCCGAGTAAACATCCTGAGGGAACGATACTGTTCTCCCATGGTAGATAGCATATTCGATTCATCTCCAACCGAATAATCCAAACCCCCATGTGTAGCTGGTGCCGGCAAAGAATTAGGCACCGTAAGGGGCTTATTGGACACTATATTAGCCGAAACAGTGTTAGTAAGCCTAACCGTATATGTTCCAGCAGGCAGCTCTACGAGTGTTGGCACATCAAACCCACTGGCACTGAGTGTCAAGATATTGGAGGTCGCAGCAGATCCAGTGACTTGTACTGTGCATGAAGAAGACGTAACTACACCTATGGTGCCAATAGACACGCGAGTCGTTTCAGGGACTGAGAAAGTTGCATCATTTGCGAAGAAGTCAGACACATAGTACCCTGGACCAACAGGATCAGAAACAATCGGTCTATCAGTGATTACAGAAACAAAAGATGGTGAAGCATAATCAACTCGGTATTCTCCCTGAGGAAGAAAGCCGCTTCTGATCTGACTTATAAACGGTGGAGCTCCAAGATCAGTATCCACCAGGGTGACAGAATCACCTGTAGTTGTGTTAGTAAATTTAAGACTAGTTACATCAAAAGCGGCACCAACAGACACATTAG